TCCACTGATCATACTCTACCATTGACATGTAGAGTTCTTGTTTTTCTCCAGTTTCTTTATGAATTACAGGATAAGTAGGCATCAGATCCACTCCAAAGCTTCAGCGACAGTTGGGAATTGTGTAGCGAAAATTTCTTTACACATTTGAGCAATTTCCATGTGCTCTTTTTGAGTACCGTTAGCGGACCTCAATTCTATATAGTGTACCCACGAACGTACAGATCCCGTCATATAGATTCGTGTGGGAACAGCAAGAGGAAGTACAAAACGAGCACACTCTTTTGCTACTCCAGCTTGAAGCATGTCAGTATACAGTTCCTGTGCTTCAGCAAACAACATTTTAGCACGACGTTGAAATGCAATTACCAATTCGGGATCAAGATCATCAATAGAATTCTGGCGATTTTTTGTATCCTGCCGTCGAAGATCAGGTATAGCAATTTCTTCCGTTAGGAGATTAGCATCAGCATAACGCTGAGAAAATTCTTGATATGTAAAAGAACGGTGACGAAGAATTTGTGCTGCCAATCCACGAGTGGTATTAATTTCAAGGGTCATGTGTGCCTGTTCAAAGACGCTCCAATGACCGTGCTGAATACAATACTTAAGGAGTCCCGAGATCTTCGGATTGTCCTGATTGTTCGGGTTGCTCACTCTCGCTACATACGCCATCGTCTCCTCCGCTTTCGGAGTCACTGTCACTAGTTTCACCGACTGGTTGTTCAAAGATCGTTGGATCAATTGTGTATCCAAATCCACGGGTTGCTCGCTCATAGTCATGTAGGTTTTTACGTAGTTTTTTAATTTCGTGACGACGCTTAATAATTTCAACATACTGGTCAGGTGTATATCTTGGGTCTTCTAAAGCTTTAGTAAGCATTTTAGTAGCCCGCTTTAATGATGTCATAAGATCAAAGCAGATTTGTCCATATCATAACATAAAAAAAGGAGGGTGTCAACCCTCCTTTGATTTTCAACCAAGAGTTGCCATATAATATTGAGCTTCTTGGAGTTTTCTTTGCTTTTTAATTTGCTTTCGGATCACATTCAACCAGTTCATTTTGCTACCTCTTGATTTTGACAAGGACGATAGGAAACTCCACGATATACATTTTGTGGGTGAGCTGGAGCATGAGTTTCTGAATACCAACGCTGATATTCTTGCTTAGGGATGTCAGTGTTATACTTACATCCACGATAAGTTGCTTGTGACATTAGGTTTTCTCCTTAGTGTTTTAAGTTAAAGAGCGTTCCTTCAGTCGGCTTTTGCGTATGCAAAATTCGATACTTTGTGTAGAATTTTGCATATGAACGATCCGTTCCGAGTCGGCTTACTTCCGTCGCTATTGGCGATGAACGATAAAGGTACTATAGCACCTATACCATATCTAGTCAAGTCAATTTGTAACTTTTGTTACCGTTTATCTTTGAATGAATTCTAAGTCATAGTTCTTGGCACTAAGTTGTTCGATGATAATATCACAAGCAATCTTGGGTTCGGAATCACCACAAGTAAATACATCTACTGCGGCTTCTCCTTTTTCTGGCCAAGTATGAATACTAATATGGCTTTCTGAAAGTAAACAAATTGCAGTTACTCCCTGGGGATCAAATTGATGTGACATAGTTTGAAGTACATGTGCTCCACATGCTTCAGCAGCATTCTCTAACATATCACAGAGAAAAAACTCGTTGTCTAAAAGAGACAACGAGCACCCATAAAGGTTTAGTAAATAATGCTTTCCCATTTATCTTTTCTTTTTTTCTTCTTTGGATTTTACTCCCCACAATTTAGGGTTTACTCTGCCTTCAGATTGTTTAAACCATTTCAAACCTTCTCTATATCGATCCCAATAGTAATCAAATATTTCTACTTTATTTCTAGGAATGACTAGATCATAACACAATGCTCCATCAAGTTCATAATGTACGAGGTAAGCAGTATAGGGTAAAGACCTATCAGTTGCTAGTTCAGGGTCACAGTTTTGATGAAGAATAACCATTAACTACGTCCTCCCCACTTAATTTGGGGAAATGCTTCTTCAACACATGCACGAGTAATCTTATATTTTCTACCAAGAGATTTATCTTTTACAAGCACAAGAAGATTAGCTTCTTCTTCTTGAAGACCTTCAAGAAGTTGGATAAAGAGATTCTCTCTGGTGGTTTGATTAATAGAAGAATTACCACCTTTAAAGAAAAGATAAAGCTTACGATACTCATGCTCAAGAACAGTATGCTCCGTGCCTTTAGGAGCATCATTAGGAGTGAAAGGAACTTCACCTTCAGGGAGCATGGAAACTACGCTCTCATCGAAGTTAGCGATAAGAAGAGAACGTAGAGCGGGAGTATTATGTTCATGAAGAATTTTAATCTTTTCTGCCTTGGTCTTGGCGTTGCTCACTTTTTGGAGCACTTCGGAAATTAACAGTTTCATTTCTTAAATGGCGATGAACTACAAAAATAAAATACTTCTATCAGATCATTAAGTTGATTTTTCTGGAAGTATTCTAAAGGGATTTGTTTGTCATTAATATTTAGATCATTAAATTCATCAATAATTTTTTGCTCTAAATCTTCTGGTACATAATCTAAATCAATAAGTGTTCTGTTTCTATAATAGTTATCAATTTCTGATTTAGTTTTACAGAACATAGCTGGGTCTTGGTCTACCCATACATTCAATTTCTTTTGACTGATTGGCTTTTGTCTTTTTTCTGCGACAAAAGTATCATCATCAGAAAGAAAGTTGGGGATACCATCAGATTTGTCTCCCTTAATAATATGTTCTTTTATAAAAGCATACGGGTTATCCGATGTGATATAGCTTTTCATGATGGGATTGTATTGATACACCCCAGGATACTTATGTAGCTGAATAAAATCTTTATCTCCAGAAAGAATTAGAATTTTTTCTTTCGGTTTCTTGTGTCGGCACAATACGGAGATAACATCATCAGCTTCTGCACCCAATACTTCCATCACTCGGTATGGAAAGTATTGTTTAATCTCATCACGAATCTTATTTAATACATCAAAGATTGAATGCCAATCTAACCCAGAACTTTTACGATCTTTTTTTCTATTGTATTTGTAGTAAGGGAAGAAGTCTTTTCTCCAGTAATGTTTACTGTCGTAAGCTAAAACAACTTCCCCATACTCTTGCTTGTATTGTCTCTCATAAGCGACTAAACTTTTGAGGACCATATGCCTAACTAAATTTTCATTTAGATCATCTTTTTTCAGTTGTGCCATCAAGTTACTAATCATAACTTGATTCATGTCAATAATAATCATCCTCTTCTTCTTCCTCTTCGTCAATAAATGTTACAGCAAGTAGCTCTTCATTAATAACAATTCCTTGTTCATCATACATTTCTGGATGAAGCTGAAGAGAATTATTTTTGTTGTAAAAATTATAAACAATGTCGTTAATAAACCAACCAGCTATAATTCCAACTATAAGAAACAAAACTACAAAACAGCCCATGAAAAAGAGGATTGTAGGTGATTCCATTTTTAATTCTCCGAGTGACTTGGTTAGTTTAAGTCCCTCCAAACAAATTCAAATTTAAAGCAGAATTGTTTTTTTCGGAGGGAGAAAGATTTGTTAATTTTTAAACCAAATGTTTTAGGCTCTTTCGTAACCCTCCTGAGCATTAGCTCCACACCTTTATTTATGGGAGTTTTATCATCTTTACTCATTTTTTCTTTGAGCTTACTAAACCTTTTTCTACAAATAGTTTAACTGTTTCCACAAGTCCACCAATTTCTTTATCATCAATAATGACATAAGGAAACCCAGAAGCAAAAGGATATTTAATTTTAAAATCTTTTCTAGTAATATCCCTACCAATAAGAATATTTGTATATTCTAAATTAGTTCGTTTCATAAGCTCTTTAATTTTTTCACAATAAATACATCCTATTGTTGTGTAAATTGTAATTTCCATATCATTTAAAACTATAAAGTTCATCTTTGTAATAAACATACCAATCGATACCTTTACCAATGGTATCTCCATCACAGTAAATATCTTCGCCGTTATATTCCATCCCACTTACAACAGTCCAAGATTCGGCAACTTCTGTGAGATGAATAAACAGCTTAGAAGGATCAAACTCTTGATCATCAGGCAGCTCAAACTGACCAACATATCCTCCACGTTCATAAGAATTGTAGAGAATCCATACACCTTCATTACCAATCATCTCATTACAAATACAAGCAACAGCATTGCCAGGATCTTCATCGTAATGAGCACAATCTTCAATTTCTTCTGAAGAATAATAGGTGAGAGAAGAAATTGGTTTTACCCAAACAGGATTCTCGTCATCATCTTCTAAAGATACACCAATGTTTTGATCATCTACATCAGGACCCCAGCAAATGCAACCGTCAGTAATAGTATCCCACGATGGAAGATCACGTTCAGGATCATTATAGTCACGCTCAGTTGCTTCAGCAAGAAGATCTTGATCAAATTCTATTTCACCATCTTCAGTGAAGGTAAAATACTTATCAACTTGTTCTTGGGTTAATTGAACAGCTCCAAGTTCATTGAAATATGTCCTAGCCCAAGAGGTATCCCCCGAACTGACCCATACATTGTAGGTTGCCATAGGTATCAAAAAATCACATAGACACTATAGCATGACCTGAGGCATTTGTCAAACGGCATAAAAAAAGACCCCCTTTCGGGAGTCTTGAATTAAATTGTTTAATGAATCAACCAATTGCTGGTGCAGTGAGAGCAACAGGAGTGCTATCAGCAGCAGCAAGGTCCAGAGGGAAGTTGTGAGCGTTACGCTCGTGCATTACTTCAAAACCGAGGTTAGCACGGTTGAGAATGTCTGCCCAAGTGTTGATCACACGCCCATTGTTGTCAAGCAATGATTGGTTGAAGTTAAATCCATTCAGATTAAACGCCATAGTAGATACGCCAAGGGCAGCGAACCAAATACCCACCACGGGCCAAGCAGCCAGGAAGAA